GTACCATAACTGTCTGTTCTTTTTGCCAAGAGAAGAGAAGCGGAGGGTACTTTTCTCTCTCTCTTTTTCCGAATCCCTGCGTTCTTCGAATAGGCCAGTGACCGCTTCACGTACTTCATCTAGGAAATCATCCATGTCTTTTGCAGAAGGAGAAGACTCACCAGATTCAATGGTTTTTTGAATGTTCTTTACGATGTTGTGAAGTGTCACTGACCTAAACCTCAGAAGGGCAAGTCGTCATCGAGATCAGCATTTGATCCCGATACGACTGCGCCCGGTGCTTCGAATCCATCTTCTTCATCGAACCCATCAGAGCCACCATCATATTCAACAAGATTAATAATCTGAATCTTATCGATAGAGAAGCCCCACTTGTTCCACTTCGACATGAAGAACCGTGACACAAGAACCTTTACATCTGATCCCCATCCAATGCTGCTAAGGATATCATCAGGAATGCGGCGCTTCTTAGCATCAACCACAATCGGCGCTGCATTCTCCTCGCCCTTTGCGTTCCGTACATTCTTATGAAGAGACACATACGGATTATCCATAATAGCTGTTGGATCTTTTACCGTCATGTTATTATTCAGGGCAAGTTCCTGCATGTCCTCTTCCATAGACAGAGCCATTCCCCAGCGTGGAGTATAAGCTGTGTCAGGGAAATCGGGATGTAGGTGACCGTAAAACAGTTTACCCGAGAGAACGAAACGTGATGGTGAAGTATCTTGTGTAGTAGCAACTGTCTTCTTTGTCATAGTTTATATGTTCCTTTATGTGTGTGTGTATATATCTAGCTAGGTATCCGGGTTCTCCCGGCCTATCCTCTAGGTGGGGATGGGCCGACGGGTCGTCAACCCTCGACCCGAGAAAATTTTCAGTGGGTCTCTGCCCAGCTTTCTCCAATTACAACAGAACAATTTAGGTCACAATTAAACCCAAGGATTGTTTTGGTCTTCTTGATAGAAGCATGGACGGCATTAGTTAGTTCATCAGTATCCTTTCTATTAACTTCGAATTGAATTTCATCATGAATGTTGGCAACAGGAACTGCACGAATTCTTTTTTGTTTGATTACCCGGTCAATCTGAACCAACCATGTTTTACAAATGATAGCCCCGGCACCTTGGAGTAAATAGTTTAGGCCAGTATGGGGGAACTGAACTGGTATACGTCGTCCATCCAATCCTGTTATAAACCCACGTTGAACCGCTCGTTCTACCTTTGACTTCAGGGTCTGAAGTTTTGGCAGGGATGTCATGAAAGTATCTATCATGGTCTTACCTTCTCGTGATCCTCCACCCACAATCTGACCAATCTTTGCAGGGCCTGCCCCATAAATCAAAGCGTAAATAAATGTCTTGGCTTGATCTCTGGTAGCAAGTCCTGCTTTGTTCTGATTGAATGTATGGATGTCACCATCTAAAACTTCTTGTGTAAATTCTGGATCATTCATGTAGTGAGCAAGGCATCGAAGCTCAAGCCCTTCTGCATCAGTGCCGAGCAACACGTTGTTCACCCGGTCCTTTGGAACCCATAGGCTCCGGCATCTATCGCCATACACGGCTCTCACAGAGGGCACCTGAGCCATGTTAGGATTGTTATGTGTCATCCGTCCTGTGACTGTGCCCAATGTCCTGACACTACCATGAACCATGTTATCTTCATCAGCAGCAGCAATCCATGACTGAACATGAGCCTTTCTTTTTTGTAGTGTCAGGTAGTCTACCAGCTTCAAAGCCTCGGGACTGCCTATATCTTTCAGGATTGTCTCATCAATCTTTGGCTGTCCAGTTGGTGTGAACTCTTTCGGCTCCCACCCAAACTTATTAATTAAACGGTCACCAATTTGTTGACGGCTCCCCGGATTAAAGGGGATGATCTTTGTCTTTGTCTTCATCTGGATCGTGGTAGGTTCAAAGATATCCTGAAGTTCTTTTTCTGCAATGTTGAGACTATCTTCAAGAAAAGCGTAGAAGATCATGGCCTCTGGCATATCAAGACAGAAGCCATAATCTTTTTGTTTGTCTATGATGTGTCTAACATGACGTTCCATTTGCAAAACATTCTCAGGTATATCTTTGTTGTTACGCAGGGTCATCCATACTTTTGCATTTACCGAAACATCTTGTACACAATACTCAATCATCTTTTCAGTAAGGCCCCCGGCAAAGTCAGTGAACTCCTGCTTTGGAAAGTTAAGTATCTTACCCCAGTTTTTCAGGGAGTTACCGCCTTCTCTTCTCGGGTCAGCAATCTGAGACATCAACAGAGTATCCTCGGCCTGATGCTCGATCTGTATGTCCATCCTTAATAGTCTGTTGATAACTGGGATATCAAAACTGATGATATTGTGACCCACAAAAATAGTATCGTGTATCCCCAAGAATCTTTTCCTGAAATCATTAAGGCTTGGGTAGCCGAAGGCCCCACCATAGGTGAAGACCTCGGGAATTCCAAAGCTGACTTCCTGTACCCCAGAAAACTCAGACACCTCTTGAATTACAACACAGTAAATCTTTGTTGCGTCTAGAGCATCCGTCTCGATATCAAGGATATATTTATTATCATAGGGTTTTTTCTGCATCCACCATTTCCCTGATCATTTGTTCAAAGCCAATCGTTGGCTCCCACCCTAATTCATATCGTGCCTTGTCTGCGTTTCCGCAAAGCCTCGTGACATCATTAGGTCTGAGATCTTCTGGTGTATTGTGTTCCACAATCTTTGTCCAATCAGTGATACCAACATGATTGAACGCCACGTCCAGAAGATTGCGGATAGATCTGGTACCACCTGTTGCCAGAACGTAATCGTCTGGATCTTGTTTGTCAAGCATCATCATCATGCCCCTCACATAATCAGGTGCCCAGCCCCAGTCCCTGACAGATTCGATGTTACCGAGCTTGAGCTTCTGGCCTGTGGCAGGGACCCAACGTTTGTAGTCTGCCACGAATGCTGTGACCTTTCGTGTCACAAAATCTTTTCCACGTCTGGAACTCTCGTGGTTGAACAGGATACCTGAACATGCAAACAACCCATATGATTCTCGGTAAACCCTGACCATATGATGAGCCGCTGTCTTGGCAACACCGTAAGGAGATGCAGGGCTAAGTGTGGTGCGTTCAGATGCCATACCTGATGGCACCGTTCCAAACATCTCAGATGTTGATGCCTGATAGAACTTGGTATGTGGGGATGTGAGTCGAATTGCTTCGAGCATTGCGAGTACTGCGTTGGCATTCACGTCAAAGGTTGTATCAGGATTTTCAAAGCTGTATCCAACATGACTCTGTGCTGCCAGATTATAGAACTCGTTGGGTTGTTCCTTTTTAATTAACGACATCATAAAAGAGGTGTCGCAAATATCTCCCTCAATCTCTCGGTACTCTGAGTCGTAGTGTACAGGACCTCGATCATATTTAGATGAATGACGGCGGCTTATACCAGTAACTTGGTAACCCCTGTCGAGCAACATTCTGCTTAGGTAGTAACCATCTTGTCCCTGTACACCAGTGACGATGGCTCGTCGGTTTAGCTGTGCTGTAGCTCTTGCAGTAGTCATGTTTAAAAATTCTCCAATTGTGTTTCTGTTATGTCATCAAATACTTCGGACATTCTCCCGGTCTCTTTACACCAGAGAAGTTTACTGCCGGGGCCTGACTCACCAGAGAACCGGTTCTTCAGAACCCTTAGCTGCGTAGTGTTTCTGGCGATAGGGTCTTCTGCTTGGCTGTCCCGTTCCAGACCGATAACGATATCTGAAAGCTGACCAATACCAGCGGAGCCTCGTAGCTGGGAAAGCGTGGTGACTCCACCAATTTCATGGCCACCACCCTGTGGCCTCTTGAGATGTGAAACAATAAACAATGCAATATTAGTTTCTTGCACCAGCATTCTCAGCTTTGTAACAATTTCATCCAGTGCTTTCCGTTCATCGCCATTTTCTTGGGACGATACGATGATCGAGATGTGATCAAGGAAAATGTACTGGCACTCTAAACCTTTGGCCATATACCGGATACGGTTGATGATATTATCGATCTCGGTTGATCCGAAATGATCATACAGATACACACGTCCAGAGCCCACAGTATTTTTAAAAGATGTTCTCATCTCATCCTTGGTATACGTGGTAGTCGGTAGATGGAATTGTTTGTTCGCATCAATAGACATGAGTCCCAGACCAGTACGCCTGATGCTTTCTTCCATAAACAAAGCACCCACTTTCTCGTCGGTATTTTGTAGGATGTGATAGATGATTTCTCTGAGGATAGCAGACTTACCAATGCCTGATCCGGCAGTGACTGTGACAAGCTCGCCTTTACGAATGCCATATGTCAGATCATTAAGGGCCTGCCATGGGTAGTCGATTGATTCGTTAGTCAACTCGGTACTGACAATGTCCCAGATGTCTGTGCCACAGATGATACCATCAGGACTGACTGGCTTTGCTTCCCACCATTCCCGGCTGAATGTTGAACTGTCATTGGCGTTGAGATATTCACAAGGATCTTTACGATGCATGGGCATGATCAGGCACTGACCTACCTCAAAGATCTGACTTAGTTTCTCTGCGGCTTCCTTGCCCGGCTTGTCATTGTCCAAGGCCAAGACAACCTTGTCGTACTGATTAAAGAACTCCAGATTTTTCCTGATATCTTTCTCGGCTGCGTTAGCACCGGACTTCAGGGATACGACAGGCCACTTTGATCCGAGCATTTGGTAAGCAGCAAGGGCATCGAGTTCTCCCTCGACAAGAGTGATGTACTTACCCTTACCAGAGAATAACTGCTGTCCAAACAAAGATGAATCAGTGAATGATCCGTTATCGGATGTCATGATCGAGAACGTTTTATTCTCCACGTCTCTCTTCTTATATGCGAGAACTTTCTGTCCGTTATAATCGTAGTAAGGGTAAGCATGGCTGACGATGTTATCGTTGGTATCTTTGCGAACTTTAACACCATACTTTTTTGCTGTTTCTAAACTGATACCCCGATCAGGGATAGGTTCAGTTGTGAATTTAGAGTTCATCCTTTCTCCTTTTGATTCCTGAATATGATTACGAGAGTGCGGTACATAATCTGGCCTAGTATCTGACAGCATGTCTGTCTTGTTACAGACAAAGCAGTGAAAGTGTGAGCTAATGTCTCCATTCTCGTGAGTATCTCTATACTCGGAGTTCCCATCTGAACTCCCACAGTTTGTGCAGGGTAGATGTCGTACAAAAACTGAGTCTGTTATTAGATTATTTCCCGGCATCATAGTTCCAAAGTGTGCTTGCTATATCATGAATCATTACTTCAACATCACCTACATTACTATTCAGCTCATCAAAGTGTATTGCATAGAGCGTAGTTATAGACTTAAACAGTTTTTCTAGATTGATTCGTTGGGAATACAGATGGTGTTCCCCAAGGCTCTTCTGCTTTTCCATAGAAGATTCGTATACTGAAGTGATATCCTCAAGGATAGTCCATGTCTTTAACACGGATGTCTTAACTTGTTCTTGTTTATCCAACAGTTTACTGAACTGTTTCTTTAACTCGTTGTTGTTAGTCATGATTAATTATGATCCTTTGATTATGTTAGTGCTGTGATCTTGTGGTAGCAGATGTGGTGAACACTGTAGGACTCGAACCTACGACCTGCGGCTTAGAAGGCCGCTGCTCTATCCAACTGAGC